CCCAGGAGCTGACGGACAAAGGGAAGGAATTGTTGAGAAGAGTCGCGAGGGCGAACAACATCACGGTTCCCGAAGAATATGAGAGATAGATACCCCCGCCACCCATACGGGCACGGCAGAAACGCACCCACCGGTGCGGGGGAGCTCCTTTTAATCGCGGGGGATTTTTGAAGTTTGGGGGTCTGAGAGCCAATGAAAGCGGAAAGTTGGAAGGAAGTTATCACGAATTCGTGCAAAGAGGCCGAAACCTATCGTCCTTTCTTTGATTCTGTGATCGATACTCTCGCACAAATCCTCGAGAAGAGGGATGATGCCCAAGCGATATTTGAGGAAACAGGGAAACAGGTCATCGTTGAGCATACCAACAAAGGCGGGGCGACAAATATCGAGCAAAGCCCTGTCGTTCGGTTAATCAATGATCTGAATCGGGATGCACTGGTTTACTGGAGAGACCTCGGCTTAACACCGGCCGGGCTGAAGAGAATAAATGAGGCATCAATGAAGGAGAAGAAGGGCATGAGCGCACTCGAGAAAGCGTTGAGTTCTTTTGGATAACTGGGAGGAGGTTCTCAGCTACGCGGAAGACATCAGGTCCGGAAAGAAGATCGCTTGCAAAGAGAACAAGCAGGCAGTCGAACGTTTCTTCCGGGATCTCGACAACCCGGCGTATGAGATAGACCACAAGGCTCCCGAATTCTGTATCGGGATCATCGAAAAAACCCTTTGCCATCAGCAGGGAGAAAAGCTGGACGGAACGCCTCTGCAAGGCAAACCCTTTCTTCTTCTACCTTTTCATAAATTCATCATCTATAACTTAGTTGGTTTTAAGCTTCGAGGGACGGACGTTGTCCGCTTCCATGAGGCTTTAATTTTTATTCCGAGAAAAAATGTCAAGACGACCTTCGCGGCAGCCTTGGCATATGCCCTTTCTCTGTGGTACCGCAAGTCAGGGTCAAAGTGTTATATTGCGTCTGCCGCCCTTATCCAATCCCTGGAATCGTTCAACTTTTTAAAATACAACGTCAGGCGAATGGGCGAAGATCAGAAGGACGGCGGGCACATCAAGATCCTGGACAACTCTGTAGATCATGTTCTTGACTGCAATCTCGGAGACGGCTCGTTCTTCATCCGCGCACTGGCGGCGAACCCGGACGCGCAGGATTCGCTGAACGCGAACATCTGCATCTGCGACGAGATCCATGCATTCAAACAGCCGAAGCAATACAACTTGTTTAAGGAATGTCAGAAGGCGTACACGAATAAACTGTTGATCGGGATCTCAACTGCCGGAGATAACGAACAGGGCTTCCTCGGAAACCGGCTGAAGTATTGCCGGAGCGTGTTGGACGGATCAGTCAGAGACGAACAGTATTTCATTTTCATTTGCTGTGCTGACAAAGACGAAGACGGGAATGTGGATTTCTTGAATTCCGAGGTCCAGGAGATGGCCAACCCAGCGTACGGCGTGACGATCCGCCCGGAAGAGATCATGAACGATGCGCTCCAGGCTCAGAATGACCCGCAACAGAGAAAAGACTTTTTCGCGAAATCTCTGAACGTCTTCACCAACGCGCTCAAGGCGTGGTTCTCGATCGATGAGTTCCGAAAGAGCGACTCGAAATATTCATGGACGATCGACGAGCTGGCAAAGCTTCCGATCGACTGGTACGGAGGCGCGGACCTTTCGAGAATGTACGATCTGACGGCGGCTTGTCTGTATGGGAATTATAAAGGCGTCGACATCTGTATCACGCACGCCTTCTTCCCTGTGACACAGGCGGCAAGGAAAGCAGACGAGGATGGTATCCCTCTTTACGGATGGCAGGAGGACGGATGGCTGACGATGTGCAACTCTCCGACCGTCAATCATTCCGATATCGTGAACTGGTTCGTCTCCATGAGAGAAAATGGATTCCGCATCAAGATGGTCGGGCACGATAGGAAGTTCGCCGGGGAGGAATACATCCCCGCGATGCGAAAAGCCAAATTCAGAGTCGAGGACGTGCCTCAGTTATTTTATTTAAAATCCCAGGGCTTCCGGCATATTGAAAAAGCTGTGAAAGATGGGAATTTTTATTATCTGCATTCTGAGGCGTATGAGTATTGTGTATCGAATGTCAGAGCAATTGAAAAGACGGATGATGCCGTCCAATATGAAAAGGTTCAACCGGAGCATCGAATAGATTTATTTGACGCTTCGGTTTTTGCTTGCGTAGCCATGTGCAACGCAGAGGAAAAATCCAAAAAGGCGAGAGCCTGGTGGGGTGAGTAAATGAGTTTATTTAATCGAAAGAAGCGGAGCGACACAACGAAGACTCCGCCGTCCGCGTTCGGCATTTGGCTCAAGGAAGACGGATGTCCGACGGGATACACTCGGCTCTCCGATAACCCGGAGATCCTGACCGGATGCCGTCGAATAGCGCAGATGCTGGCGACGGCGACCATAAGGCTGATGAACAACACCAAAGACGGAGACGTTCGCATCGAGAACGAGTTGAGCCGTACGGTGGACATCAATCCGATGCCGAACATGACGCGTCAGAAGTGGATGGAAGCGATCGTCATGACGCTTCTTTTGTACGGAGACGGGAATGCGGTCGTTCAGCCGCACACGTGGCAGGGATACATCCAATCCCTGGAGCCCATCGCGGCCCAGCGGGTCGGCTTCGAGCCGATCGGATACAGAGACTACAGGATCACGATCGACGGGAAGTCAAAGAACCCAGGCGACCTTCTCCATTTCACGCTGAATCCCGATTCGGTCTATCTGTGGAAGGGCAAAGGTCTGAGGGCCTCGCTCAAAGACATTGCGAACAACCTGAAGCAGGCCACAGAGACGGAAAAGGCGTTCATGTCGAGCGAATACAAGCCGTCGATCATCGTCAAGGTGGACGCTCTGACCGATGAATTCTCTTCTCCGGAAGGAAGGCAGAAGCTTCTAGACTCTTACGTTAAGCCGTCGACTAAGGGAGAGCCATGGCTGATCCCGGCGGAGGCCTTCGATGTGGAGCAGGTCAAGCCTCTGACGCTTGGAGACCTTGCGATCAAGGACACGGTCGAGCTGGACAAGCGGACGGTCGCCGCGATCCTTGGGGTCCCTCCGTTCATGGTAGGCGTCGGCGAATACAAACGAGAAGAATTTAACTATTTCGTTCAGACAACGATCATGGCCCTCGCGAAGGGCATCGCCCAGGAGCTGACGAAGAAGCTGCTTATCAATCCGTCGTGGTATTTCGAGCTGAATGTGTGGTCGTTGATGGATTACGACCTCAAGAGCATGAGCGACATCCTTCTCGCCGGATCGGACAGAGGCTTTGTCAATGGCGATGAATGGCGCGACAGGATGCACATGAACCCGGCGGGGTTGAAGGAATACAAGATATTAGAAAACTACATTCCCTACGACCTATCCGGAGCACAAAAGAAGCTTGTTCAGGATGGTGAGTAAATGCGCAGAGGGCCAAAGATTCTGTGCGACCGGGCAAAGATCCGGGACGGGTACGTCATGTGTCAGGTGAATGGTGAATATTGCGGCCATCAGATATATCGAAGATGTAAAGGATGGTGGGAGCAGAGCCCGGAAGCGGCGTTCTGCAAATACGGAAAGGATGACAAAGATGGAACAGAGGTACATCCCGATTAAAGATGTAAAGACTCGCGCCGAAGATAACGGCGATTTATATGTAAGTGGTTATTTTGCGGTTTTCGGATCTGATTATGAACTTTGGCCCGGTGCTACCGAGAGCATCGCGCCAGGTGCATTTGACGAGTCGATCTCCGGGGACGTGCGAGCCTTGTGGAATCACAACGATGACATCGTCCTGGGGCGGACGGGTGCCGGAACCCTCAAGCTTGAACAGGATTCGCGAGGTCTGTGGGGTGAGATCAAGATCAATCAGAAGGACAGCGATGCGATGAACGCCTACGAGCGGATCGCAAGGGGCGACGTGGACGGATGCTCCTTCGGATTCGACATTGAACGCGAAGAATTCCGTGAGAATCAGGACGGAAGCGTTCACTGGACGATCACGAAGGTCAATCCACTGTATGAAGTGAGTCCATGTGTATTTCCCGCCTATCAGGCGACTAGCATCTCTGCGCGAAAGCACGAGTTCGACGAGATCCAAAAGCGCAAGTCGGATGAGTGGAAAGAAAAAATGAAAGGACGGCTTAAAAATGGCATTAAGAGCATTGATGCTGAATAAGCAGATCCGCGAGAAGAAAAAAGAGCTCGAAGAGCTTCGCAAGAACGGCTTTGAAGAAAGAGAAGCCGAGCTTGTAAAAGCCATCGAAGAGGCAAACACCGACGAGGAACGCTCTGCGGTGGAAGAAGCCATCGAGACCTTTGAAGCGGAAAAGAAAACCAACGACGAGGCGATCTCCGAACTGGAGAGATCCATCGCCGCGTTAGAAGAAGACCTCGCAAAGATCGAGGAAGAACCGGCAGAGCCGGAAAAAACCGAAGAACGAAAGGACGAAAAAATCATGAACACCCGTGAATTTTTCAAAATGAATGCACAGGAGCGCGATGCGTTCTTTGCGCGTGAAGATGTAAAGACTTATCTCGGCGAGATCCGCTCCGCCCTGCGCCATGAGAAGCGCGAGATCACCAACGTCGCTCTGACGATCCCGGAGGTATTCCTGGGCCTGATCCGCGAGAACGTGACCGAATATTCCAAGCTGTACAAGCACGTTGCAGTCCGCCGCATTGCCGGTGACGGCCGCGTCCTGATCATGGGAACCGTTCCGGAAGCCATTTGGACCGATTGCTGTGCTAACCTTAACGAGCTGACCATCGGCTTCAACGATTTGGAGATGGCCTGCTGGAAGGTCGGCGGCTACTTTGCAATCTGCAACGCCAACGCAGAAGATTCCGACATCGACCTGGCGAGCGAGGTTCTGAACGCACTGGGTCAGGCCATTGGTCTCGCCCTGGATAAGGCTATCCTGTATGGCCGTAACGCCGCTACCACTCAGAAGATGCCTCAGGGTATCGTCTCCCGTCTTGTTCAGACTGAGGAGCCGACCGGCTATCCGGCGACCGCCCGCGCGTGGGTTGATCTTCACACGACCAACATCAAGACCATCGCCAACACCTACCAGGGCGAGGCTCTGTTCCAGCAGTTGGCTCTTGCTTCCGGTGCCGCGAAGGGCCGCTATTCCCGCGGTGAGAAGGTATGGATCATGAATGAGACCACCTACACCGCGCTGGTCGCTGCCGCCATGTCAATTGACGCCTCCGGTGCTATCGTATCCGGTGTCAACGGTGTCATGCCGGTGATTGGTGGCGTCATCGAGGTCCTGTCCTTCATTCCTGACAATGTCGTGATCGGCGGTTACTTCGATCTGTATGTGCTGGCTGAGCGTGCTGGTTCCCGCTTCGCATCTTCCGAGCACGTTCGCTTCCTCCAGGATCAGACCGTTTATAAGGGCGTTGCCCGTTATGACGGAGCTCCGGCTATCGCCGAGGCTTTCGTTGCCATCGGCATCGGCGGCGTAACTCCGAACGCGACCATGGCGTTCGCGACCGATACCGCCAACTGAGGAGGTAAGTCATGGATGAGCTTCTCAGCAGATTAAAGATCGACCTTGGAATCTCGACCGACGCTTACGATTCGCGGCTGACTCAGTATATGGAGTCGGCCGAGCAGATGATCACGCGAGAAGGAATCACCTTGGCGGGATCTGAGGAAGATGATCAGATCGTGGTGATGTATGCGGCATGGATGTGGCGGCGAAGAGATTCCGGGGAGGGAATGCCGAGAATGCTCAGATACGCCATGAACAACAGGCTATTCAGCCAAAAAATGGGTGAGTGATGGACGCGGTCATTAAGCTTATCAACATCACGACGACACAGGACGAGAACGGGGTGCTTCGGAACATCGAAACATCCCGTTCCGTGTTCTGCCAGTGTCAGAGTGTAACGAGAGCCGAATTCTTTGAAGGCGGCCGGACAGGTCTGAACCCGGAACTCGTATTCACGATCTTTCACGCGGACTATGACGAAGAGACCATTCTCGAATACAACGGGAAGCGGTACGCGATCTATCGCGTCTACAACGGCGGCGATGATTACATCGAGTTATATGCCCAGCGAGAAGGCGGAACGAATCGAGGCGCGGAATGAAGATCAGCGGCTTTTCCAAAGCAGTCGGCGATATCGTGAATAAATACGGGGACGATGTCAGATACGCCTTGGAAGATGCCATCAAAGACACAGCCAGGGAGGCGCAGAAAGAACTCCGGCAGACATCGCCTAAAAGAACGGGCGACTATGCCGCAGGGTGGAGATCTGAGAATACTGGGAATAGACTCGCCCCAAGTCAGACGATCTACAATCAGAAGCCAGGTCTTCCCCATCTGTTAGAGTTCGGCCACGCCAAACGAGGCGGCGGAAGAACGAAGGCTCAGCCGCACATCGCCCCAGTCAGCGACAACATTCCGGAAATGATCGAAGAAAAACTAAGGAGGCTTCTCGAATGACCACACAGGAGATCAGTGCGATGATCGGCGAGATCGGCATCCCGTACGCATACGATCATTTCACTAAAGAGACCGCCAAGCCTTGTCCTTTCATCTGCTTCTTTTATGCAGGATCGGACGATGCCGCGGCGGATAACGTCAACTATGCCAGGATCGAAAGGCTTATCGTCGAGCTGTACTGCGACAATAAGGATTTCGCCCTGGAAAAGACCGTGCAGGATACCTTGAACAGTCACGGACTATTCTTCACACGGTCGGAGATGTACATCGATTCTGAACAGATGTACGAAACAATCTACGAAAGCGAGGTCTTAATAAATGGCTAAGGTAAGATATGGCTTATCCAACGTTTATTATGCCAAGGCCACCATCGCCAACGATGGCACGGCCACCTATGAGACTCCCGTGGCTATTCCGGGAGCCGTCAATCTGACGCTTGATCCCGAGGGAGAATCCAACGTCTTCCGCGCGGACAATATCAACTACTACACTTCCACCGCCAACAGCGGATACACCGGTTCCATCGAGTTCGCGATCGTTCCGACCTCTTTCCGCACCGATATCCTTGGCGATATCGAGCACACGGATAAAGTTGTCTATGAGAACGCTGACGCGGCGACTCAGCCTTTTGCCCTGATCGCTCAGATCGAGCAGGACGACGGTGTCCCGGTCAAGTTCGTGTGGTACAACTGCACCGCGGCCCGTACCTCCACCAACGCGGAGACCACCGGCACCACGATCGAGCCGACCACCGAGACTCTTGACCTGACTG